CGCTGATAATGGCGGTTAACCGGCTCATTTCACACCTTCCAGGCAGAGCTGTTTCTCTGCGGCGCGACGAGTAACAAGGCCGGGAAGAACCTTCCCACCACCGTACACCCAGCGAGGAAACTGGTTGCATGCCTGCGTAACCTGACCTTTCAGCAGCAACGAAAACAATGTCGATTTCTGCATATTGGCGCAGCCTGCATTAAAGGTGATCGACGTTACCGCTGAGAATGTGTTGTCGCTCAGCCGTCGGCCATTGCCATAGGTATTTACGCAACGCTCGGCCTCAAGGATGTTTCTTTCCCAGTCAGCGGCGATCTGCTTGTCAGTTTTGCGCACACCGGGCTTAACTCCATGCGTGTTCCCGATGCCATCGGTGAGCACAGCTGCCGGACAGACATACGGATCACGCCGACAACCTTCAGCATTGCCAATCAGTTCAAGGCCCCGCTCGTTAGTACGCACGTGACCGGCATTCAGCACTATTGCGATAATCGCTGCCACAGAACAAAACGCGCCGGTGGCACCAGCTTTTTTAGTCAGTTGCGCCATCGTTATTTATCCTGTTCATTGATTCGGTGATCACTTCAGCAGACGATGGGCGTTCACGAACCGGTTTCTGCTGCACGCCATGGAGATAATCAGCCAGCAACTGCGTTCGCTTACTGTCTTCGTTACGCTCTTTCCGCGCATCCATTCTCCCCAGCACAAACGACGCGAGAGAAATCACCACGCCGATAAAACCAAAGAGGATATAAACCATGTCCTGTGTAGTGATCCCCAGCATTGAGGCAACAGCAGCCAGCCACGCAAAGAAATGGGTAACGATATTCTCGTTCTGGTTGTTCATTTTCATGGCCTCTGACCTCCGTTGATGACGGATGGCGCTGTGAGTGTGTTTAAAGGGGGGCAGGCCCATCGGGCTGATTTAACAACGAGCCGTATCGAAGATGATTCCCGTGAACCTGAAATGAAAAAACCCCGCCGAAGCGAGGTTGGATAAAAACAGTTGCTTAATTTCTTTTAAATTAATCCTTCCTCTTTAAGAAAGGAGAAGCCTTTTGAAGTAATAGAAGTGGCGATCCAATGAGAATCAGCTTTTGACTGCACTGCTGTAATGTATCCCAGCTGGTATAGCTGTTCTATAGCCGAATCAATTTCGTAGGGATGCTCAAAAGGGAAGCTGGTATGTTGGACCGGCACTTTTAAGTTGTGGTCCGTCATGAGAATCATGATTTCTTTATGATGCAGGGTAATAGCCATGTCTAACTCCTCTTTGTGGGGTTAACACGTATTTTACCATGCTTTAATGGGCCATCTTGGAGTGGCTATTTTTCGCACAAAACCCGCCTTTAAGCGGGTTTTTTTGGTTCTGCTGCTCAGTTCGCTTTAACGTCCCGAGCCTATCACAATTCAAGCAGTTTCTGGCTCACTTTGCAAGTAAAATCTGTCGCCATTTGTGCCGAATGCGTCACACATTGGTGCGTACAGCATCGATTCTGCCAAACTAAGCCACGTATCAACTCTGCGTCTACAGGTCATGAAACACCAGTCGGGATGCTTTTCATAGAGCTCTTCCGCTATGCGGCGTTTGCTCTTCCGTAACCGGTAATGCTCCACCAGAAAGTGATACAGCTCTTTGTGACCACCCGTAATAAGGACTGCCCCCAGTACCTTATCAATCAGCAGTCCTTCATCGTCTGTACAGAAGGCCAGGCCGCTTTTGTTTTTCCCCGCGAGTATTTCACGAAAAAACGCCTCTAGTTCTGGCTTCGAGATACCCGATTTCTTCATTCGGCGTAATGCTTCGTTGATGGCTGTTTTGGTAACTTTCCCGGAGGCCAGTAACTGGTTGAACATATTTCCACCACTACCGCCGCCGATGTAGGACCAGCGGCCCCACATGCGCAGCTTCCCCTGAATCCAGATGGCCTCCAGCGTTTTCAGCCTGACCATTTCACCAGCTTTTCCAACCTCAGACGGGTTAATCATTATGCGTTCTCCACTATGCCAGCACGCCAATTGCCAGCGAACGATCCAGAAATCGAAAGAGCAGCTCCAGCTGTGAGCCGTGCTTCTCCTCAAATACCACGGTGTCAGCGTGCAACTCGTCGTGATGCGCTCTGCAAAGCGGCAACACAAACAGGTCATGCGCTTTCGTTCCCATCCCACCTTGTCCGTGGCCTATCAGGTGATGGGGATCATCTGCTGGTTTGTTACAGCAGACACACTGCTGGGACTTAACCCAGCGAGTCCAGCTCTCGTTTACCCAGCGGCGGCGCTTTGGTCGCAGCATGAATGATTCCGGCGTTTCAGGATCTACTCGAAGACCGAGAATCTTTTTCTGCACCACTTCGCTCGCCGCTGGTTCCGGCACAATATCGCTCTCCTTCATCACTGGTTGATGCTTTATTTCCGGCAATCGCAGGGCTTTCCGGGCCAGCGATTCAGGGATGACGTGCGCCAGATTGTTTATTACCAGCCACCAGCACAACTCGGGGATCGTCAGTTGATGGTCTTCTTTGAACCCCAGCTGTGAGCGGATGACCGTTATCAGCCAGGATACCAGGTTCTCACGCGCAATGCCTGCCAGCGTCTCTGTGTACTGATCACGTACCAGGTTATCGCAGGCCCAGCAAAGGCGGATGCTGCCAGGCTCATGCCGGAACAGCGTAAAATTTTCGCTGTGCCACGAACCGTGCGGGTACTGGCATTCAAACCGCCGCTCCAGCTCGGCCTCCAGCGAGCTGATACCACCCGCGCGCAGAATGACGTCTTTGTTTTCGAATACTGGTTTCAAAACCGGGTCTTCTGCCAGTGGCTGCGTGGCGGGAGGGATGACGCCGGTTGCGTAGTCACTGTATTTTTCCGGTGCAGGCTCAATCAGTACTCGCCCTCTCCTGAACATCGGCATGAGATCAGCACCTGGGCGAAGAAGAACAACGCCCATGCGTGGGGCAATCTCAGGGGTTAGTAGTGCTCTCATATCATCTCCACGTCAGGCAGCTGCACGAAAACGGCGGATGGTGATTTCTACTTTCCCTTTCTTCACGATGTTCCCCCACTCCACCAGCATGCGCTTAACCTGACTGTCGTCTTCCCAGACGCCTGTTAGAGTCAGGGCATCGAACAGCGCTTTGTTGTAGTTATCGATATCCCGACGGCGCTGATCCGGCGGATACAACACGATGTCAACCTCGGCCAGATCAGATGATGGCCGGGGAACGGCCCGCAGTTGCTCAATAATCGCCGCTCTCGCTGCCTGCTGGAACTTGCGCCCTGTCTCGCTGACCAGATGCCTGCCTTTCAGCGGTCCCTTGCTCGGGGCGCGCCAGTAACTATTTACGCTCGGTGGAAATGGTAAAGTCAGTTTCATTTAGCCCCCTTAAAGGATCGCTACAACGTCTTTTGCGACTTCCCGCGTACTGCTTTTGCAGGAGATCGAACGGCGCGCTTTGATGAATTGCAGGTTAAAACCATGCTCCCGGTACAGGTCGAGAACCTTCGGTGCAGATGAGTTAGAAATCACTACCCGAGCCCCACGGTGAAAGGCTGATACGCATTGCTTCGCCAGGTCTACCTGGTTCTCCCAGCTAAAACCAGCAGCGGCGTAGGCGGTGAATCCGGTTGTTCCCGGCATCGGTTCGTAAGGCGGATCGCAGTAAACCACATCCCCTTTCCCGGCCAGGCTGATTGTCCGGCGGTAATCAGCGGTCATGAATACGCAGTTATGCGCCATAGCGGCGAAGGATTTCATTTCGCCCAGCGGGTAATACGGCGCCTTGTAGCCTCCCCAGCCCACATTGAACTTGTTCGCCTGGTTGTAGCGCATCAGGCCATTGAAGCAATGCCGGTTGAGATACAGGAATGCAGCTGCACGTTCAGTAGCATCCAGCGTCTGAGCGTTGAACTCGGAACGGATCAGCTCATAACCATCTGGTGACCGCATGTGCTCGAACATCCAGCGGGCCTTCAATTCCACTTCATCCGGCACCACCGCTAACATCTGATACAGATTAATCAGGTCCGGATTAACGTCCGCCAGCAGGTAATCTGCGTGCTTTTCGCTGTTCAGGAATACCGACCCACCACCAACGAATGGCTCTATCAGGCGTTTCCCTGCCGGGATATGCACGAACAGGTCAGCCAGCTGGGTATACTTTCCACCAGCCCATTTGAGAAATGGCTTGCTCATGTGCGGAACCCCGAGTTTTCTGGCAATGAGTAATCAACCCCATCGAAGCTGGCTCGCGAAATGGACGACTCCTGGCGGGAGCTATTGAGTGGAGCAGATAGTTTTAACGACAGCTCATCCCATTTTTCCCGAAGCTTCGACGGGCTGAGTACGTTTTTACACCAGAACGAATCTTTGTTGGCGCGCTTGAACAGTGAGCAAATTTGCTTATGGGTTCTCCCGTCCTGCATCACCATCAGGCGAACCTCATTCGCCCATGCGGTCCAGTTTGGTTCTTTAGGGCGAACTACCTCACCATCACTTTCAGCAGCCAGTTCGTACATGCTGATAATTTTTCCCCAAATGAACTCGGCGCAGGTTAAATCGTCCTGGCTGCCCCACTGCCCCTTTGCAGCGCTGTACACCACCGCGTCAGGATGTCGTGACAGAAATTCATCAGCAGAGCCCTGTTCGTCCGGTTGCGAAGCGTCCGGACAAGAAGGATTTATATCTGATGGATCAGTAGTTGATTTTACTGACGGATCCCCACCAGATTCTGACGGGTCAAAACCGGTTTTTTTAATGGATTCCGACGCATCAAATTTTGAGGGGTCAATTTTTGACGCATCAGATTTTGACGCGTCAGATTTTGATGTGTCAGAAACTGACAGGTGAGAAAATGCCGCTTTCTGTAGTTTGGAAACGTTGAGCTGGTAGACGTTCGATGCATTACGGTTGCCGTTGCGGCGCTGCGTACGAGTGAGCCACCCCTCTTTCTCAAGTGCAGCTATCGCCGTTCTGACAGTACTTTCACAAGCGCCAATCTGACGGGATATGGTCGCAATAGAAGGCCAGCAAACACCCTCATCGTTGCTGAAGTCAGCCAGGCGCGCCATGATTGCCACGCTGGATAGCTTCATCCCCGAAGATGCACAAGCGTCCCAGACGTATCCTGTTAATTTAGTGCTCATGATCGTCCTTTATTTCTCTGAATTTACGTCTGAATTGCTCGAGGGGGCTAAAGCATTCATGCTCGTACCCTTCACGCAGGTATATAACGCGCTGTGTCTGGGGCTCCCAGCGTATGACCCTGACCGGGACACCGTAGTGATCTCTGAACCATCGGTTGAGCTCTCGCATACTTTCTCCGCCTGGCCGTTAAAGTCCCCTACCACCCACTGAGCAAACTGGTAGCAGACAGGCTCGAACCCGCCTGGTACTCTTACCCCATACACGAACTGCACCGGTCCTGCTCCACCAGGAACTGGCCGCGCTACAAGTTGCGACCTGCGGTATTGTGTTGATAAACTGTTCATGCGTTAGTAATCTCCACATAACGACACGCCACGACGCCAGGAGCTGCAACTCGCTGGCGTCACTTCTTTTTGCGTGAAAAAAGCGTGATGATTGCGGCAATCTCTTCTTCGCGAGCTGCCAGGTGGCGGCGGTGATGCACCATGATTTCTTCGGCCTCATGCCTTTCAATAACGCCATCCTCAAGTGCCTGTTCGATAATCTGATCAACCTGCCCTCTGGCGGCTGAGGTACGCATTGCCCGGCTGAACAAGTCCACGCGATCCAGCTCTTCAAGGTGCGGAACATCCACCAGCAGAGCACCACGACGGCGAGCGAAGTAATCAGCCAGTAACGACGTATTGGAAATGTCCTCCATCGCTTCCAGCTCGCTGACTTCGAAGAAACGACAGCCGTTTTTCTCGTAAAGGTTGTTGTTAAACTGAGTCACCGTCATTCCCAGTGCGCCAGCCATTGCTTCGCGCCCACCTGGATATGCTTTGCACATCGCTTTGACGGCTTCTTTGAGGTTTGGCTCTACCATGTTGATTTTCCTTTTGTAGTTATCGAATAACCGTTTAAGCAGTACGATTATTTGCACTTGGTACGTCATCTGTCTGATAGCGACTTGGGTACAAAATGTGTAATTCGCTTATTTCTCCTCTAAAGAACTTGGCTAATCTCTCCGCCAGTTCGACAGATGGGACTTGCTCGCATCTTTCAATGCGGCTCAACGTTGCAGGATCTACCTGTACCCCGGTTGCAACGTGCAATAAGGTCATGCCATGCGATTTTCGCAATTTTCTTAATGGTGATTGCATAATGCCTCCTATTTTTGCGTATTACGCATGTTATTCCACGCTAGCGAATTGCGCAAGTTGCTTTGCACGAAACGCAAAAACAACATGTAATGAGTGAATGAAAATAGGATCTCGCATACGACAACTTCGCTTAGCGAAGAACATTAAAATCGCAGAGCTTGCAGAAGCTGTGGGCGTTGATGCTGCCAATATTTCCAGGCTCGAAACTGGTAAACAAAAGCAGTTTTCAGAACAGACACTTAACCGACTTGCTCAAGCTTTAAGCGTAAGTGTACCTGACCTATTTACCTCTGACGAAAATGATAATACTGTACATATAAACAGTAAAAAATATGCATCTCCCGTAAAGGATGTGGATGTATACAGAGTCGAGGTACTTGATGTGAGCGCAAGCGCCGGGGCAGGACATATACACGGTAGCGATGTCATAGATGTCATTCATGCTATCGAGTTCAGCAATGATCAGGCATTGGCAATGTTTGGTGGCAGGACTCCATCTGGAGTAAAGGTCATCAACGTTCGCGGTGATAGCATGGCCTCAACGATTGAGCCTGGCGACCTAATCTTTGTAGACGTAACTATCAATGAGTTCGATGGGGATGGGATTTACGTCTTTGGTTTTGATGGAAAAGTTTATGTTAAACGCCTGCAGATGATACCAGACCAACTGCTAGTCATCTCTGATAACCCTCGTTATAGAGAATGGAATATAACTAAAGAGAATGAGCACAGATTCTATATCTATGGAAAGGTTTTAATAAGCCAGTCTCAGTCCTTTAAACGGCATGGATAGCATTCATCATCATAAACTAGGCCTCATTCGAGGCTTTTTTTTTGCCTTGAATTTGCGTTTTACGCACATATCTATTGCGTTACTCGCAATTTATGATTATCTTCTACTCGTCGGCACATGACGCAACTTACGGACAAGGATGAACAGAACACAACATGGAAGCGCATTCCCCTTCTTTCCGGTGGGGATCGGTTTGTAACTGAAGGAGTGCGCTTCCAGTTGTGAACGGCAATATTCGCAACCGCTGTATGGCACATGCAGCGTTAGCCGCCAGAGAGTTACCTTTATCCATGCGCTCTCAGGAATTCCGGAAGAATGTGCAAGCTAAGTGTTTCAGGCACGACGTGCGCCCCACCAGCGCGGCGAAAAGGTGTGACGCCTCGGAAGAGACGAGGGCACAACCAAAAGAGCGCTGGCATGCAAAAAATATCTCGCAGCCGTTGCGGTACCAAAAGCCAGGATGGAACGGCAGAACGCGGTAGTGCTCTTTTTGTTGTGTGGAGAACTAACGTACCGCCATTGCAGTGGCGGTCCCCCATCAGCAAGAAATTTTAACCAGCTATTCACCCACTCTCATGGGTTGGGTTGCTGCACCCTAAATTTACGCGTTGCAGCGCGTCAGATGGAGAACAAAAGATGGCTAAGACAGCAAAACAACTGATTAAACAGGCGTACGAGATAGCCAAAACTATGCCACCAGCACAGGCAGCAATCATCAGGGAACTGGCTACCGTCCTCGATGTTTCCAATGTAGCTCTGCGCCAGACGCGTACCGAACGTGACGCCCTTCTCGCAGAGGTCAAATCCTGGGCGAAAGAGTGTGATCGTCTGACCGAGCGACACACCAAGAAGCGCACAAATCTGCATGTCCTCGAAGCAATGCGCGACTTGAAAGCAATTTGCCCCACCAGCTTTCGTAACGTGGAGGCACTTTGATGGCTAAAGATTCAAAGATTGTATACGGCGCCAGTGGCAAAACGAACGTTTTGACGTTCGAACCTGAAAACCTGCACCTGGTTACCGACAAAACGCACCCGCTTTACGATGAGCGTATCCACCTGCCTATCAGCGAGGCAATGGTGCTGAACATCATGGACCAGGGCGTTCTTGAGCCGATTATCGTCTGGAAAGACCCGGAGACAGGGCTGTCTTGTGTAGTTGATGGTCGCCAGCGTGTGCGCCATACACTGGAAGCCAACAAGCGTCTGTCGAAAGAGGGCAAAGAACCGTTACTGGTTCCGGCAGTCGCTAAACGTGGCTCTGCCGTTCGCATGGCGCAGGCGATGGTAAGTGCTAACGAAATCCGCCAGGCAGATACACCACTGGGCCGAGCAAAGAAAATGGCTGATGCGCTAGAGCGCGGGCACGACGAGGACGATTTATCGCTGATGTTTGGCGTGAGTGTCCAGACCGTACGCGCAACGCTGTCACTGCTGGATGCCACCCAGGCTGTTCGCGATGCAGTGGAGTCCGGAATTGTCACCGTTACTCAGGCGCGTCAGCTGGCATCGCTTAAACCCGAAGAGCAGCGGGAGAAGGTCTCTGAAATCGAAGCGGCAACTGCTGGCACAACCGGCCATGAAAAAGCCCGGCGACAGCGCCAGGTTCTTGGTGAAGCAAAGCCGCGTCTGAAAACCCGTAAAGAAATCACAAAGGCCCTTGAAGGTGCCAGCGGTGAATATGCCGAGGCTTTGCGCTGGGTGCTTGGGGAGGCGCAATGAGCTTTCAACCTACTAGTTACAGTCAGCGCGCCCTGCTCGGGTTCGCAGCTGTGATCGACATTGCCGGTTGGGTCACTGTTATCGTCGCAACCTGGGGGATCTGCATGGTCATTGAATGGGTGGCAGTATGATTCACTATCACGGAGGCCCAATCACTCCCGACACCTGCGAGCTGAAGGCATGGAAAGGTCGGCACGCCTTTATCTCTTTTGCGAACTCTGGTCAGTTACCGCTGGCCAGCGAGGTTACTCAGTCATTTGCCCTTGATAATGGCGCATTCAGTTTCTGGACGCAAAAACGCGTTGTGGACTGGAAGGAGTATTACCGGTTCGTCGAGCGTTGGGCTAATCACCCGCGGTTTTCATTCGCCATTATCCCGGACGTTATCGGCGGCAGTAGCGAGGAAAACGATGAGCTGATAGCAGAGTGGCCGCACGGAAAGTTTATTGGGGCGCCAGTATGGCACATGAACGAACCAGACGAGCGGTTTATTCAGCTCTGCAATGAGTTCCCCCGCGTGGCAATCGGCAGCATGGGCGAATCGGCCGCGCCGCTGTGTGGCTCGGCTGCGTGACTTAATCCGGCATGTTGTGGATGAGAACGGCTACCCGATTTGCAAACTGCACGGCCTACGTATGCTCAATGCCGACATTTTCCGCCATATACCGCTGTCATCAGCTGATAGCACAAACGTGGCCCGCAATATCGGTATCGATAAATCATGGCAGAAATCAGCCTATGCACCGGCCAGCAAAGAAACGAGAGCCGCTGTACTCGTTGAGCGTATCGAGTCAATGAACAGCGCCAGTGCGCTCAACTATAACGCCGAACGCGACCGCTTTATGCCGCAATTGGCCTTTGAGATCTAGGAGCAATTAAATGACTGATATCACCGAACTGACTAGCGTACAAAAAAACACAAATCAGCAGCGCATCTCCGACTTTGAGTCTGATCTGCCTGAATGGGATGACTGCAAGCATGATAAGGCATTTTACAACGACATGAGCGGCCGAGAGCGCTGCTGGAGTTGCGGTGCGGATCTATGACCAGCAAATTAAAGCGTCGTCGCTGGCGGCGCATGCGCGACGATTTAGCTTGGTATAAGGCGGAGGCAAAAGACCTTCATTCCCGGTTAATGGAATTAGCCGATGAAGTGTCAACTCTTCGCCACCATGTCATGGCCGTTCCTATGCCAGTGTTGGTACCAGTTCAAACTAACGGAGCAATTACAGGAGAGGCAGACCACGAGCTATGTAAAAAATGTAATGACGGCATTCGTGGAGGATGCTCATCCTGTACATATCGTAAAAGTTAAGCCGGTTGCAGCCGGACTTGTGGAGATACACTATGAATCTTGATAACGAGATCATTTCAAACGCAGACCTCGAACGAATTACTGGATACAAGATCCCCTCAAAGCAATCACAGTGTTTACGTGATGCCGGGATTTTCTTTGTTGAAGGGCGAGACGGAAGACCACGCACTACCTGGGCGCATTTCAATAATCCTTTAGCTCAGAGATTACGACAGAACAACGTCGATAATTCGCTGCAGCCCAACTTTGGAGCACTTGATTAATGCCACGCCCAAGAAAAAATAAAGACGATGCCTGGATGCCACCGAGGGTTTACCTCGGGAGATCAGCATATGAATATCATCCTAAAGGAGGCGGCAACATTCGCCTCTGCGACAAAACCAGTTCACAAGCTCAGGTATGGAGTGCATGGGAAGCGCTAATGAACGATCGCCCGGACGACTCCATGATGGAAGGTCTTATCGAACGCTTCTTTAAATCTGGTGAATTTTTCGAGCTGGCTCTTGAAACCCAAAAGGACTATAGAAAGTACTCAAAAAAAATTATTGATGTATTTGGGAAAATGCCGCCGGACGCTATCAAACCTGAACATGTCCGGCGTTACATGGACAAGCGGGGAATAAAAAGCAGGACACAAGCTAACAGAGAAAAAGCTTTCATGTCTCGCGTGTATCGCTGGGCTTATGAACGCGGGTTCGTTAAAGGGAACCCCACAAAGGGTGTCCGCCAGTATAAAGAAGTTAGCCGAGATCGCTACATAACTAATGAGGAATACCAGGCGCTGTACTCTGTAGCGCCAGACATTGTGAAAGTCGCAATGGAACTCGCTTACCTCTGCTGTGCCAGACAAAACGATGTACTGGAGATGAAAAAAAGCCAATTTATGGAAGAAGGTATCCTGATAAAGCAAAGTAAAACGTCTGTTGCTCAGATAAAAGCATGGAGCCCGCGCTTGAACGCTGCACTTGAGTTGGCAAAAAATTTACCTCTTAACGCTGGCATGAGCAGTCTGTATGTCATCCACCAGCCAGCAGGCGGAAAATACACACGAGACGGCTTTAACAGCCGCTGGAGAAAAGCAAAAATTGAGGCGCAGGAACAGTACCCTCACCTTTCCTTTGACTTCACGTTCCACGATCTCAAAGCAAAAGGGATATCTGACCTCCAGGGCAATCTGTACGAGAAACAGGCAATATCAGGGCATAAGAACGTTGAGCAAACTGCCCGGTATGACAGAAAAATTGCGGTAGTTCCGGTTGTAGATGGACAGGTGGAAAGGAAAAATATTATGAAGTGATATTATGAAATGGGTGGTTTTGGAACAAAAAAACCACCCGTAGGTGGTTTCACGACACTGCTTATTGCTTTGATTATTCTGTATTTCCCAATGGTACCCGGAGCGGGACTTGAACCCGCACAGCGCGAACGCCGAGGGATTTTAAATCGTGCGTTTTTTACATCATAATCAAATATATATAAACGATTTTCATAACAAACATGATTTGAATTATCTATAATTATCAGGAAGTTAAAGTCCCACAAATTGCTTAATTATGAAGAAATTAGCCCTTAAACTATATGGGGTTGCTATAGCAACCGCTGTAAATGCTTACTTACAGATACCTATTTACATGATCATACTAGTTACGATGATTGACTGCTAAGTGCCAGAAGTGGACACAAATTAAATTAATCAAACTGAGTATAAAATTCAATAATGAAAAAATTAATAATGGCAAAATCACTCAGCGTAATATTAAAATATCAACCAAAATTATCTGTAACATTAAAAAAATCACGCTGAGCTTGATCACATTCTAAATAAACACAAACTTATTTTTTAACAACTTAAACACTATTTCTCATCCTGTTAGAATATTGTTATAGGCTTTGGTTGTCGCCTCATAAAGAATCTTGTAGAAGCATGCCACAGATGTAGCATTGCTCATATCATCGGTCTTAGTCTTTGCTGCTACCAACCACTCTTCTGCATTTATTTCGTTCTTAATGATTTTCATGAAATCACCTCCCAAATTGTCCCCTTTTTCATGAAAAAGCAATGGATCGGTATAATTCCATTTATTTCTTGTATCACTTAAATTCAACCATCTATTACCACTATTATTATATTTTGAGCCTTTTATTATCGACCTCATAGTCTTCAGCTCGTCCCATTTTCTATTTTTATTTACTAAATTTAAGATCGTACTTTCAAGTTGAAACCAAGCATAGGCATGTGGTTTCTCTTGGTTAGAACTTAAGGAGATAACATTATTTGTCTCATCAATCTCACCAAGAAATCCACGCTGAGATGAAATTGTCTTATCATTACTTCGGGAACGTCTATTCAGTTCTTCAATTTGTTCTTTATCAAAATTTATATTGATTTTATTAAATATTCTACCGATATCAATTGCACAAAAAAAAGCACAATAATATGCGGTAACAAGTGGCCAAACCGGATTGCAGTTTGGATTGTTATTAATTAGCTGAAGGAGATTTTCATTCTGCTTAGTACGCCTATAATGCCCCATGGCATAATCATATAGTAATGCCTCATATATTGAACTCCCTGTAGTGTCATTAAAATATAATTTCTCAGAACTTATATTTACTTCAAGGGCCTGATCTCTAACGAGAGTCATTTTCAAGCCATCATTTATTGATGGCCTTTCAATATTAATCCCGTCTACATCGGCTTTGTTTAGAAGAAATACCAAACGAGATTCAATCTCACTAGCAATAATAGAAGACACCCTCCCCATTAGAAAAGATCCCTATTCGATATTTTAAGTTTCACTTCAATATCTAACAGAGCAGAAATATCTTTTTCTAAAGCCGCAATTGCTTGTTCGTTAGTACCGGAATGCAATTCATAGTTGATCTTTTGAAGAACATTGAACAAAGCTACGAAGGTTTCTTTTTTATAATTAGAACCAACTGTCATTGCTACCGAACATGCTTGTTCAAATACTCTAAATATGGATTGAAAAAAGGTCGCCTGAAACAACTTGTCTTGATATCCAATTTCAACAAGATTTTCCTTCACACCAAATAGATAATTTTTAATGAGGATGAGTTTATCTTCATATGGTAGATCTTTTAGAGGTGAAATCTGCAACACTCTATCCAAAGCTGCCTGAAAAGGAACGTGGGTAATATATCCCCTGCCTTTTTGTGAGGCGCTCAATCGACCCAAAAGCGGGGAGTCAAAATTATCACTCAAATCTTCAAACAACTTAAGTCGGATGCCTTCAAGTGAACCTTCTTCGACAAGATACTTCGTTAATTCAATTCTCAGTGTTTTAGGCACACCTTTTTGATTGGAGTTAATGTCAATAAAATATTCAATTTCCTCTTGTCGATTTAACCCCGATAGAATACACACAGGAATTCTTGTTTTGTTACCTGCACCATAAGCAATGTAACTACCATACAATCTGTGTTGTCCATCAATAACCATGAACAACCCATCAGAACCCTTTATAGTTAGCTTTTGAGTATTATCATCATATTTGATGTCGCTATCTTTTTGACAGGATAGGATTAAAGCTCCAGGGATGACCTTTCCATCATTAAGATATTTTGCTATTTTACTTGCTCGCGCAGTGTCAAGTGCCCTTTGGAATCCTTGTTCAGTCTTTTCATTGACACGTGAAATTTTACATGTACTCATTAATTCATCAGTTGTTAATGAAGTTAAAAAGAACTTTATTTTCCCTTTAGTGAGATCAATAGCTGTGGTTTCAATTTTGGTCATACTGTCTCCTATCAGAGTATCATTACTGTTAACGAATCAAGTCACCATTCTAACTCATTACTCAACAGGGTTTCCACTAACTCTGATCATTTAAAAACGCATTTGGCATAAAGGCTGTCCACTGTGCATTACTATCACGCACTTCAAATTTTCCAATTTACTTTAAAGATTTCGGTGATAACACTTACAACCTTTCATCGCTCAGATCGGACATTCGTCATTATTAGGCAAGGCGAGATTGATGACGAATGTCACTACCCCGACAACTGTAACATCATCCAGGGACTCACCTTCCAGCGCTTCACCGTCTCGTGTAATAAATGCCCGGCCCATAATTTTTGCAAAATCAGTGCCGCCGCCGTATTGAATTAAAACGGTATCTCCTTGCTTTGGTTTACCGGAAACATCGACTACGGTGTAACCAGTTTCTGTCTGAACGAGCCTGGTATTTGGGCCGGTAGCACAGAGTTTATCGACGGTCAGTCGTACTTCTACATAATCTGCTGCTGGCGACGGAAATCCCACGTTATAGCCCTCCGTTCGGGTTGTATAACTGGAACGTGCGCTCATCGCCTTCCTGCGTTGAGACATCCCGGAATGTCGTCACATAGTGCTCTATCCACTGGTTAGCCTGGCGCGGTGACCATATCCAGTTAACTTTTGCGAGTTCCCGGATAAAACCGGACGTTGTCACGGTGCGACGGCCATTAGGCTCAATGACAATTGCCTGACGCCAGGCTATTTCGATATCTGAGTTTCGCGGCATAACTTCACCTCCCGAAAATACTGTTTTTATATACAGTAGATTCATTAAGAGATCTGATCAATACAGGTTCCAGCTATCAATCAGGAACACTGAGGAGGAAACCAGTCACCTTTTAGCCTCTGATATTGGTTTCACTTAGTGATTATGTTGTCTATGTGCCAACTATGAACTATCTTTTCTCAAAACCTGCTACTGCAAAATGGATATAAGATGTCACAGACGGACTTGCTGATTGTTGTTTTTACGCTGGGCATTTTAGCCTTTGGCTATTCCATATGGTTCATTTCGAACAGAATACTTTGCTCGATATTTCATAGACTTACAAAGAATATATGAATTGGGATGGTATAGACCCAAATTCATGGTCCTTGCCCCTCGACGTCGGAAGGTACTTACAGATCATCTTCGCTCTTAACCTATCACATCGGCACCTACTACATGATGTAACAGCTCAGACCAGAAATATCTGGAAGCTTTAGGCATCTTCTTGGAAGATAGACGAGCGCAAAGACGCACACAGCAATGATGTTATGTAGTATTTTCCCCTTGAGTGTGCCTGCTCAAGGGGATTTTTATCGCCGTATTGTACTGGCAAATATTTGTAAATAGTCTTCACCCCCACGCCTGTCACATCGGCCACACGCGACTGGACAGGCGGTTAGTCCGGTATGTTTCTCGCGCTACTACTGCTTACGTTAACGTCTGGTAATGATCTAGCGGCGCGACGTAAAGCGGCGTTGAAAGCAATTATAGTGACCGGCCGGAGTTGGTACTTCACACGGTTAGAATGGCTCTGAAATAAAAAAACATCTTCTGGATAGCGTTCTCTTCTACGAGCAATCATCGCCTCCACTGGAGGGGTTGATTTAACACGTAGCTCCTTCAGGTGACCCTGTTTTCGTATCAGTATCAAGTCACCATCAATATCATCATATCGAATACTCAGCAGCCTTCCAGCGCTTAAACCCGTGTGAAAAATTAACGCCCACAAGTCAGCCCATGTATCTGAGATGGAAACAAGATTGCTGTTAATAGTTAAAAATTGCTCAAAACTTATTGTTTTCTTACCGTTCACGAACAAACCAAACTGTTTTCAAAGCTGAATGAATTGATTAAGCCAAACGTAACATATCAGGAAAAGTAGTGAAATCTTTGTCTTCAAGTCGCCGGGAGGTACTTGTAGATTGTTTTCACGTCTACACCTATCACATCAGCTACCTGCTGCCGGGTTGCGCCGTTCTCCAGCATTCTGCGGCACCGCTCCACCACATCTTCAGTCATTACCCGGCGGCGGCCTCTAATACTCATCAGCTCTCACGCTGCAAACTGCCAAACGCAAGTTATTTCGCCTTTTGCAATCTGAATGCAAAGAGAAAAGAAGTAATCAAAATTGCAATCCATAATTCGGAAGCAAAAGTTGCTGAATTACAATACCCAAACTAAATATCACGTATGGGTAGATAAAACCTCTCCCACCGCCAGGTAAATATATTTATCCTCATTATCTTTTCAATATATATTCCTTATGTGCGGAAGATAAATATGCAATATTATCATTTGGCTTTCTTCTGACACTCTGAATGCTCGGTTTTAATCTTGCAAAACCTTGCCCGATCACTGCAACCACACCCGCAGTAATTGCCCCAGTCAGGTTACCTTGATTTGCCTCCCATATAGAGTATAGCGCAGTGGCACCACTCATTAAATCACCATTATTTGCCTCAAACAGTGCAGATGTATCAAATTTTATGGGACTGCGCCAGCCTTCAGAATTTAACTTCTCAAGGTCATCCAATGCATCTTGTAACTTCGAAAATGCTCTTGCTCTTGATAAGTAAAAATCACCAGATGAAGCGACCTCGAGATATAACTCGTCAAGGTAGCTATTAAAAGCCTCAAATGCCTCACGCCTCTTTGATTTGAATTCTAATATATCATAAACATTTACCGTCGAGTCAGGGACTGGTAATACATTAGCCAACTCTAACCTTACAAGATTTTTAACCTCACTATCAGACTCGTACAATTTAAAATTATTGCCAATTATGTTTAATCTCCAATCATCAGATGGTTCTGTTCTTCTCTTATGATCTAAAAACTGGGTTTGAGCCTTTGAATACATTAGTGCTATATCAACGCCTGAATACACGCCATCAAAATATGCTATTAAAGGTCGCTTCAAAAAACCAGATTCTATGAAATCCTTCTGGTCAATAACTTCAAAAGATATAAGATTACTTGTAGGAATAATTAACTCATCCCAATACAATGCAAAGAAATTCATATCCAATTTACTCAGAGACTTCCCGCTAGATATTGTCCTACCATCTACCCCTGTTATAATTTCCAATGGAAGTGATACGATACCTCTTTTCATCTTTTTACTCCTTACGGGCTCTCTGAAGGTCATCAATCATCATGAGAGCTACCACAGGCGGCGTCAAGCATCATTTCCACCTCGGAAAAGTAAATGCCACGCCGCCACTGCATGACGATGTCTGACTGTTGATGCATGTTCTGATCTCCGATAAACACTGTTTTTATATACAGCATCCTTAAGCGCTTGGCAGATCAATATCAATTGTCATAACAGAAGCAAACAGCATATCAATAATACTCTTCCCGGTTGGCGACTTCCTCAAGAGTCAGAGCGATAACCTTCTGTTGCTCTTCGCTGAATGTGTCCCAGATAGCAATCAGTTCCGGTTCAGCATATCTTTTCCAGTTGTGTACCTAACCTCCGGAATCCCATTTCGGTGAAATATATTCATCTCTTTCCACGGTTGTATTCCTAAAAAATTATTGTCGGGAATTTAGCCTGAATGCAGCTCAGTAGATAATCGTGAACCGTACTTTTCTCAGCATCAGATAATACGCGATCGAAAACCATATAAGCCCCAAGTCGGCTGTTTGCAGAGGTTGATCCCCAGTATGTAACTCCGCCCTTACCGATACGAAGGGGGGCCGGGGCTCGCTCACGACCTGCTGCCAGGGTGAGGGACGCTGAAACATTGTTGGTCATGTCGGTCAGCCTGGTGGTCTGGCCGTCAAGGGTAAGACAAAGAAGCATCGGCTTTGTTTTATTAAATGCGCTCAGAGTTGCGCGCGCGGTTCCGTAAGTGTCATTGTCCGTGTAGTGGATACCCTGCATGGCGGCCAGCGCACCAGCTTCATCTACAATCACAGATACACCAGGAGGTGTAGATGCAGCTGTTCCCGAAAAGCTTCCTGCGATAATTCGTTGCGTCGAGTCATTATTCGGATCAAAGAGCAAAAACCAGGTTTGTTGGGCGGCATCATTAATTCCCAGGTTCAAATGTGCCACATTCGCGTTATTTGAGAACTGAACAAAGGGCGAATCGGTGATAAACGTCGGGGTGCCAACTACAGTGGGGCCGCCTTCCCCCGGCATAAGGTTTTTACCAATCCCTGTATAAGTAAATATTTCAGCCCGGCGGAGAGATGTTGTATCAAAACCTGGCGAATATTCGTCAGGGTCTGAAACAGACGAAAACGCATTATTAGTGAAAAGAGTAATACCCATATTTATTCGCTCCGCTATACAGTTGTCTCGATAATTTGTGCCCATGCCCAGTTTTCCAGCGGGTATGGTTTGTCTACAAGTTCAGGAATATTTTCGTCCGCATATTGGCCGCTGCCTGCGGTATACACGTAATTTTCAGTTGCCAGGAATGGATCGCTGTCCTTGAGGCAGCCATTCCCGTTATGTGATGTTTTATCTGCGTACCAGATTTTGATTGTCCCGGATACACGTCTGGAGAATGTCAGTTTTACCACAGTGTCGGCGACAATCTCTGCGGCAGTAATGTCCAGCGCGCCATTTGCATCAGTCGCCCGAAACCCCTTATCAGCATAGGTTTTAGCTGTTCGCCCATCATATGGTGTCCCCCACTGCAGTGGCGGATACGGGACTGCATAGTTAAGGAGTGCGTAATCATCCTGAACTTCAACGCCTGTGCAGTGTAACGGCTCCCATCCCTCACCAAGAACCAGAACCCTGAACATGACCTTGCCGAAAAACATGTCCATCCAGCGATAACCGTTACTGGTCAGATGCCCGCTATCCTTATTGGGGAATGGATACGACGGGCAGACTCCATAGATGTTCCCTCCCTCCGTTGCCATATCCAGCTGCGCCATCCCGATCGCCAGCTCATAGGTATCAATGGTGTAAGTGCCGCCAGTCTGATAGGTGAACATCGCAGGCGGTCTCTGTCCTGCGCAAAAATCGGCAATCACATCGCTATAAAGCTGACGCACCTTCGCTTTATAGCCCTCCCGCGTATAGTCCCCGCCGTACCCAGGGTTGTAATTCCATTCTCCCTGCAGGAAACAGAAAGCACCGATGCCGAATGTCTTGCTTTCGCCATCCGCGATGGCCTTTATTTTAGACACAGCTTCACGAATGCGATTATACAGCTCCGGATCGGCCCCCCTGGACAGCGCCTCAACGGTCCTCCCGTTGACTCCACAGCTTGCCAGAACAAGCAGGCGAGAAGGGTCGGTTAGCAATGCTGACTGACGCAGAAACAGCGTGCGCAGCATGTTAACCGCAGCAACGGCCCCTTCACCCTCATTACCCGACCCGGCAGGCAGTGCAGCAACATCGGCATCGCTCATCACATACGACCCGTCACCTGACTGAACGACGGCCTTTAGCGGGTTGAGGATGGCAGACCCCACCGGGGTGAATCCTGCCCCTGTCCGGGTATTTGGTCGAGGTGAGTTTCCCAGCATCAGATTGCCAAGATTGCTGTACGGCGTTTTGCTGAGCGCAGGGTATCCCTCCTGGTTGCTGGAAAGTGATTGTCCGTACCAGATGACCATCGACAGAGCGAACACCAGTCGCTCTATGTCAGCGTTATACCGACTGCGAACTTTACTGTAATAGTTCAGATTTTCCGCGTTCAGAATGTTAATTCTGTCCTGCAGCGTTATACCGCCACCGCTACCGCCGCCGACCAGATTCCCGCTCGCATCAATAATTGTTTTAGACCGGCCAAGAAAATCAGAGACCTTTAAAAACTCAGGACCTGTAATATCAATCCGGGAGCCACCTGAGTTAAAATTAAGGCCATTTCCTGACACCATTGCCGTATCTGTGCCGAACGAACCATCTCGCGCAGCGCGCAAACTCCTTGGTGCCACATTCCCATATTCATCAACTAATACGACGCGTTGACCAAGAATATTTTCGATATATATTCCATTGTCATCCGATACGGTCAGTGAATAGCCCTCCAGTTCAATGCCATCAGGTTTAATAATCGTTTTTGCCGTCCCGAATTCACCTGATGTCAGGGCATAAAACTGGCGATACCCGAGGATGTCAACGAGCTGGAAAATTAGGTTTGTGGTTTCAACATGCTTAAGTAAATCATCAACGGTTTTCTGTGACGGCATTTTCCGCCCGGTAGGCTGCAGCGTCCCGGCGTTGTTAATAACCTCGACCGCAAGAGCGCTGTCATCAGGGCTACGGTAATACGTGGTCGAGCCCACCGGGATATTCGCAATGTCCGCCTGTGCCGCCGCCAGCGTCGCATACTGTTTACTAAGCGGGATCAGGTTCTGCCTGATCTCATCGTTTTTCGCCATCATCTGGCGCCACGTATCCAGCGGTTCACCGCCGCGGTCGTTAACCGTACCTGCCGGACCGTTAACCAGCTCGTCAGCGCGCTTGACGTTATCCAGGAAAATTTCAGGCGTCGTCGTTCCCAAAGGCGGGTTAAGTTCGGCCATGTTTTTTGCTCCAAAAAGAGGCTTCGCGCAAACGAGGGTTTGAGCGAAAGAGTTAATTAGGGGTTGTTATGGGGTATTACGCGACGTCGCCGGGGTATGTGGCGTCGTCGTAGTCGTAAAATTCAGCGCGGTATTGCCGGGCAGTTATCTCGCAGGTTCCATCGTCCTGTGGCACTATCTCGGACACAATGGCGTGATACAGGTCGCTCTCAGAACTACAGAAAATTAACCGGGGAGGCTCAATTATCGGATCATCCAGCAGGATATCGGCGAACTCAGATTGATACGGGACGGATACCTGATAGTTGTCGCCTGTGGGTGATGCTTCAAACAGCCGTGATGCTTTTCCATCCTGATAACGCAGATAGACGCGTGGATTTGCAAAAGTCCAGTCCAGCGGCTCCGACACATCGAATGTGGTCACCCCACCAGCAGTAGTCATCGACTCAATCAAACACGAAATGGTGTTGCTGCCAGGGATATCATCGGTCAACACAATACGATCCCCGACGTTGTAACAGAGCGCATCCAGTTCCGTCGTCGTTTTATGCGTCATTCGCTGCAGCTGGTATTTTCTCAGTCGGCGCATACCAATCTGATATGCGTGATCAGGATTGCCTACCCCATCAGCCCGGTATGCCTCTATTTTCAGCGCCGTTGGGTTACCAGGCAGACGGCATTGCACCGTCTCTTCTGCCCAGGTCGATCCGTTGATATAGGTTACGTCAACACCATCGTAATCGTCGTCAGTTACCGTGACGAAATCAGTCTGCATCTCGGATACCATCTCGTGAGGGGTGATAGCGCCGGTCCAGGGTTTAACACCTTCACGACCCACTGATGCAACAGACTGGGTATTTAGCAGAAAATAACTTTTTCCGGCTGCAGCGATTTTCTGAAGCATTTCCAGCGCAGAAATACTGTCACCCGTGGCAAAATCGAAATACTCGCCGTTCGGGGTCCAGTAAGTCTGCTCCAGGGCATCTATTGCCTCAGTATCCATTTCCATACCAAGAGAACGGCCGACGTGATAAAGCGCACCAGAGATACTACGGGCTACGCCGGAGTCATAAATGCGCGTGGCCACAACGTTTACGCGCCGGTCAGACTGAGCCGCCAATTTGCCCCCCGTCTCAACCGTAACCCCCATCAGGGTGACGCCAGCATAGGATGTTGGCCGAGCCAACAAACGACCACGTAACGCTTGCCAGTACATCGAGTCACGCGCGTTATTGCTACCCTGCTCATTGCGGCGGCGGCAGCGCACCTCAACCTGCCCAGGAGAAGAGAGATCAAAACGCTCTGTAAAACCCAACCCGTTGATATTTTTAAGCGCGTAAACCCCCTGCCTGCTCGTCCAGCCAGAGCCAGAACCATAAACACGGTACTGTATTTCCCACTCACAATGCCTGATGCGTTTTTTGCCTTTGCTGTCGAATCCGCAAATGCCAGACGGAAAGGAGAAATTCACCTCGAAAGCGTCCACCACTTCAGATTCCGGGCAGGCAAGGAACGGCCCCATCCAGGTATTGTTGTCGCTGATCCCTGTAGCCTGATAGTCAATCATCGTGCGGGGTGAGAAACCAGACCAGGAAGGATCAACCACTCCATCAATCAGCCGCTGAACCGTTGCGGTCGTACCGTCCGCATCCGCAATGCGGTACTCGTTGCCACGGTGAGCCAGCGCCAGGCGTTGTGTTCCCTCCGGTATCCCGGAAAATGCCACTCCGGTTGCACTCCCATACGCCAGCGTAACGTTAGCAGTTATTGCCGGACTGCCTCCGCTGGACGCGGTGCCGGAGGTAAATACAGGACTGTCGCCAAAAACGGCTACCGGTAGCGATGATGAGGTAATGTTTCCTCCGAGCCAGGGGCTTGATGCCTCTGCAATCAGCACAACACCGCCGCTATCCTGCGCCAGTAATCCTGATCCGGTCAGGCCCTCGTTTATTGCCGCCAGCAGGCCGGACATATTCATATAGTCTGCAACGAGGGAAATGGTGTACTCATGTCCCTGCCAGGTGATCGTAAAAGTCTGGCCGGTACCGGAGTAATCATATGTTGATGGGGAGGCATTTGCTTTCAGGCTGGCCGCATTTCCACCCACCCCGGGTATCGCGTCCTGTTTTGCCGTATAAGTTGCAATAACCAGTTCGTATTCAGTGCCGTTAATTTCCAGGGTAACCGGCATCCCCGGATAGGGATTAATTTCACCCAGAGAGTTACTGGCGAGAACGCTATATCCCGACGAGGTTGAAACCAGAAAATTCATCGGGGCGACGATCGTAACAATGGCCCCCTCAACCCACGACTCAGGCAACGCATTGCCTTCATCGTCATCATCGTTGCCATCATCCAGCCCGTTAAACGTCACGGATGCGCCAGAAACGGTCATACTGTCGGCGTTGATATCTGTCGAATCTGGCGAGGTCTGGGCCATATCAAGCCCACTCCCGCTGGAAGTACCACCTACCTCTGTCGAGTTGAACCAGTTTTCACTTCGCCGATCTCCTGAAACATCTGCTCCTGGTGAATAAACGTTGTAACTGAACGAGTCCCCTAATGCTGAAATAGGTGTTGAACCCACACGGATATCACCATTCGTAAACGCGAAATTCCCCTTTCCAAGGCAAACCATCATTTCGACAGTCATTAGCGTTGGATCATCAGGATTAAAGCGCGTCACTGGCTGTACGACATAATCTGGATAGATACGGCAACGGCCAAACACTTCGCGGATTGGGTCTCCAAGTTTCGCCTGGTTAGCGCGGGCTGGGTTTAAATCCAGCCCCAGACCACTGGAGGATGAATAGCCGCCTTTATCCATGTTCGACATGGTGATCAGCACATACACAGCCGAAGCTGCAGCTATGGCCG